ATGTGACTGAATGGACAGAAAGATCAGCAAACTACGAATTATCCTCAGACAAAGCAAGTATTGAATCCATGCAAGACGATACAATTATTATTTGTTGTCTGCAAAATGATTATGGTTATAAATTTTATAATGTAGACTTGCAACCTAATCAATCAATCGAAACAACTAAAAAGGGAAATATTAATTATTTATTAGTTGGAGAACAATGTGAAGTAACAGTTCCCTCTCCAGATGTTGTCGGAGAAAACTTTAAATATATTTTTAATCAATACGATTGTAAAAAATTATCTAGCGACAAATGTTTTGTAAAAAATGTTAGTGACAAAATTTGTCGAGTTGTAATGATATGCAAATCATAAAAGCCTATAAATTTTTAAGAGCTTATACCTCATCAAAAAGTTACATTAATACAGACTTAGATTTAGTTATGTCTATGGTTAGTGATCTGGATAAAAAATGTGATGAAAGATTAAAAAAAAGATTTAATAAAAATCCATATTCAAAACTATTTTACAAACAAGCAAACTTAAAAGATTCTGTTTTTAAATATCGTTACAAGAAAGGTACATTAGGCTCAGAACTAAAAGCCTTTTGGAAAAATAATTCAGATGATTTATTTCAAAAAAATTACAATCTTTCACAAATAAAAGGCAAAAAAAATATTACTTATATGCAAGGCGTTTTAAACGAACATGATATTATTCATTGTATAAATAAACTTGATTCAACTCCTCTTGCCGAAGTTTCAGTTTTAGCATTTACATTAGGTAAAGAGTTTCGTTGGAGTTTTTTCTATATATGTTTAGCTAGTTTATTTTTAGCATTTAAAAATTCTTTTGGAAAAAATAAAATACAAGGAAGTTTTTTATTTAAAGTAAAATATACACCTGTCGTTAGTGTTTTTAGATTAATCAAAGAAGGCTATAGAAATGGCAGAAAAACAAAATGGTTTTTAACTGTGGATTGGCATAGTTATTTAAGAACTCCAATAGATGAAGTTAGAAAAGAATTACAGATAAAAGAGTTTCCTGTTTGGGAAGATATAAAGCCTAAATGGTATGAACTCCTTAGTCATTATAAGAAAATAGATAGTAGGATATAATTAGATATGGCTTTACTACCAATAACACCACCTGCGGGAATTAAAACAAATGGAACTGATTATCAGAATAAAGGTAATTGGATTGATGCTAATTTAATCCGTTTTGAAAATAATTTTTTAACTAATGTAGGCGGTTGGAGAAAATTTAAACAAACTGTTTTAGTTGGAACTCCGATTGGAGCTTATGCTTACACCACAAATAGTTCAAAAAAAGTATTAGCTATTGGAACGCGTGAAAAAATATATGTTTTATTTGATAATGTCTGGTATGACATAACTCCTTCTGGGTTTGTCGGTGATGGTCAGTCTTCTCCACTAGGTTATGGCGCCTATGAATATGGGATGGAAGATTTTGGTGATGCTCGTTCTCAATCTGGTCTAATTTTTGACACCAAACCTATTTCTTTTGATAATTTTGGAGAAATATTAATTATAAATTCTGGCTCAGATGGAAAAGTATATCAATGGAATCCGTCTTCGCCTTCAAGCATTGCATCATTAATTGCTAACGCACCAACAGGGGTTAATGGTGTTTTAATTAGTAAAGAAAGACACGTCTTCTGTTTTGGAAACAGTTTAGATAAAAAGCAGATAAAATGGTCTTCTAGAGAAACTCTTGGAACTTGGACTCCTTCGGCTACAAATACAGCAGGAGATTTAAACATAACAACAGGCGGAAATGTCAGGGGTGGAATACGTTACGGATCTGATGTTTTGGCTTTTACAGAAACAGGTCTTCAAAAAATTTACTATACAGGAGCGCCACTTTTATATGGAATTACAGAAGCAGGAGTTAATTGTAGAACTTCATCTATGCGAACTGTGGTTTCTACTGGAAATTTTGTAGCTTGGATGGGAGATAATTCTTTTTATATTTATGATGGTCAAGTTCAAAAAATTAATTCTGATGTTCACGACTATGTTTTTGATAATATTAATTATGTATATAGAGCTTCTTCTTGTGGCGGACATAATCAATTATTTTCTGAAATCTGGTGGTTTTTTCCTAGTGGAGAATCTAAAGTTCCAAACAGATATGTGATATGGAATTATCAAAATAATAACTGGAGTGTCGGATCTTTAGATCGCTCTTTCTGGATTGATCAAGGGGTTTTTAATTTTCCTATTTCTGGTGATTCTTTGGGAAATGTTTTTGAACATGAAACCAACAGTCTTTCGTCTTCTACTAATATCGGTAATTCTGTTCCTTATGTTCAATCAGGACCCATAGAAATTTCGCAAGGAGATAGATTGGTTCAAGTAAATAAAGTTATTCCAGATAGCGAGTCCACAACTAAACCTGCAATTTCTATTAGCTTTACAGGAAAACAAACTCCTTTAGGTAGCGAGGAAGATTTTGGAACTGCTACTTTTAATGCTTCTGGATATCAAGACACTAGATTTTCTGCCAGACAGATATCTATGAAAGTAACTGGAGAAACAGATCAGGATTTTAAAATCGGAAATATAAGATTAGATGTGACAGCTAGGGGTAAAAGGTAATGAGACGTGATTTACCCAAACCAAATGGCGCAGAAATAACTAGATCTTTTTTATTAAAATTAATAGATGAGCTAGAAAATTTAACTGGATTAACTTTTAATAAAGGCGAAAGAATTGAAGTTAATGGTGTAGATAGTACAGAGTTAACACTAGTTTCTCCTAATGGTACGCGATATAAATTAATGGTGGATGATGCGGGAAACCTTACGACAAACACAGTTTGATAAAATACCTAATTTAAGGGAAGAATGGCTTAAAAGTAAGCCGTACATAATAAACGCGCTTAAGCATCAAGATGACTATGAAATTCAAGATGTAGAGTGTAAAATTGAAGACGGAACTTTCCTTTTATGGACAGGAAAACAATCTGCAATAATAACCGAGTTCATAGAATTCCCACAGACCAAAACCTGCAATCTAATATTTTGCGGTGGAGATTTTGATGAGATAGTCAAAATGACTGAAACAATAGAAGAGTTTTGTCGTATCAGCGGTGTAACTAAAATTTATGGTGGTGGGAGAAAAGGATGGTTAAAAAAAATTAAACATCTCGGATGGAAAAATGAATATTTAATTTCAAAGGAATTATAGTTATGAGTAAAGGCAAAACAGTACAAACACAACAAGCAACAGTCCCTAAGTATCAAGAGGACTATTATAAAAAAGTTTATGCAAGATCAGAAGCGGAATCTAATAATCCATATCAAGAATATCAGGGTCAAGCTATTGCAGATCAAAATCAAGCTCAAACTCAGGGCTATCAAAACGCTTTAAATAATTCACAATCTATTAATAATATGAACGCGGTAGGCGGGATGCAGGATTCTATAGGGCAATCAGCCGTAGCTCAAAATACAAATTATAATCCAAATCTTCAAAATACAGCGGGTGTAGATAGACAAGGAATTAGACAAGTTAACGCGCAAGATATTATGGGAACTTTGGGAAACTATATGAATCCCTACACTCAAATTAATACAGATAGAGGATTAAGAGATTTAAACAGATCAAGAATGAAACAATTAATGTCAGATCAAGATCAGAGCATAGGATCAGGAGCTTTTGGCGGAAGTCGTTCAGCACTATTAGAAGCTGAAACAAATAAAAATTATAACGAAAGCGTTAATAATTTTGTTAATCAACAAAATCAACAAGCTTTCGATAATGCTACTCAATTAGCAACAGATCAGGCAAACAGAAGCATGACCGCAGATCAGTTTAATGCGGGACAAGATGCTAGTGTTTTGATGAATAATAATCAACTTGCTCAAAGTGACGCATATAAACAAGCAGAATTAAATCTAGCTCAAGCAGGAATGCTTCAAGATACAAATTTAGCTAATGCAGGTTATCAAGATGCAGGATTTAATAGAGATCAAGATATATTTTCATCAATTCTAGGTCAACAAAATACCGCAGACCAAAATTTAATGAGACAGGGAATGTTGCAAAATCAATATGATCAGAGTTTATTAGATTATGACCAAAAAGTATTTAATGACAGAAACAATCAAGGTTTAAAAAATCTTGGAATTTTACAGTCTGGTTTAAGCGGGATTAGTCCTTTAATCGGCAACACTCAATCTTCACAGAAGAAAACAGGAATGGGCGATATTCTTGGCGCGGGATTACAAGTGGCTTCGTTATTTTCTGATTCAAGACTTAAAAAAGCTATTAAGTTTTTATTCAAGCTTCCAAATGGAATTAAAATTTATTCTTGGGAATGGAATGAAAAAGCAGATGAACTTGATATTCCTGAAAATTATACTGTTGGAGTTCTAGCTCAAGAAGTTATGCATATTCCAAACGCTGTCATTCAAGACGAAAGCGGGTATTTAAAAGTTAATTACGAGGTTTTATAAAATGTCTATAGGTAAAAGAAAAAGTAATGCTCCCGTTGGATTTAATTTTAATCCAAATGTTGGAACGCAATTAAATACAAGTCTGCTAAACATGGGGAATAAACAACTTACAGACGCAGAAAGAAAAAAACTTGGAATGCCAGATTTATCTTTAACTTCTGGATTGCTTTCAAGTATGGCTCCAAAAAAAGAAAAAGTTGTTCCTATAACTACCACTCCCCCTGTAATTCCTAAAGCTTTGGCTACAGATATTCCTAAATTTACCAAATTTGGCGATAGATTTGCTTCTATGGGCGGTTTAGATAAAGTTCTTTCACAAGACGATTTAGCTAAAATGACTCAAGAAGAAGTTGATGCTTACAGCAAGAAAAGGGTTACAGGAAGAAATAGAGGAACTTCAGATTTATTAATGGCACTTGGAACAGCTTTCAAAGGCGGAGATATAGTTGGAAGTGTTCAAGGTTTAAGAGATCAAAGATCTGAAGAAGATGAAGCAGACAGAGTTATGCAACTAAATCAAGAAATATCTAAAGCTTATGCAAGTGGTGATTATGATTTAGTCAATCAGCTGATGTTAGAAAAAGGTGATCCGTCAGGAACACAAGCTATATCTAATAGAATTAATAAAGAAAGAAATACAATTTCTGCTGATGGGAAGCTTATTTATACTTTAGATGAATCTGGAAATATTATAGATGCACAACCTAATACTGATGTTATCGAAGCTATGCAAAATAATAGTCTTAAAACAGCGGATGCCAACACAATATTAAAATCAACAAAACAAGCTAGAGTAGTTTCAACTAAAATGAACGAGATAGATGGCTTCCTAAAAAATATTGAAGATGGCGAATTGAAGTTCGGTACAGTAGAAGGAATTTTTGATACTATAGCGGAATCAACGGGAGTAGGCGGAGATACAGAAGCTATAAATTCTAGAGAGTTTAATAACTTTAAAAATGCATTAGTTACCGATTTACTTGCTTTGCAATCAGGTACAAAAACAGATTTTGATTGGACATCTTTAAATGAACAACTTAAATCTGTTAATTCAACCGATGGTGTTAAAGATTGGTTAAAGAGATATAAACTTAAATTAACCGCCGAAGAACAGGCTATTAAAGATGAACGTGATTTATATATGGACTTAAGAGGAGTTGATAATTCTTTAGACACTCCAACAAATTTTGATGACGTAGTAGCAGGTCAATAATAATTATGGCAACAGCAAGTATAGAAATCCCTAAAGGTAGTGGCAACAAAGTCAGCGTAAATGTTGATACTTACAATGCTCTTTCTCAAGATGAGAGAAAGTCTTTTTATGTTCAACAATCAAAACTTTACAATCAAAGACAAATGGACTTGCAACAGCAAAATATTGACGCAGACGCTAGAAAATTACAAGAAAGACAGTCTTCGACAACAGGCGAAAAAATATCTGGAACAGCTAGAGGAGTCGGACAGGGTTTGACTTTAGGATTCGGCGATGAAATAGAAGCGGGAGTTAGAACAGGCTTCGGTCTTTTAGGAAATTATGACGATAAAGTTTCTGATATTAGAGGACAAATAAGCGATTTTAGAGAAAGTGATCCCGCGTTAGC